TAATACAACAACAAATAATTATATTTTTAATATTGAAAATTTAATACCATTTAATAAAGATTGGGATATTGAACATATATCTCAAAATGAACAAAAAATGATTATATTCTCAAATATTATGTACACTTTATTTTTAGAATTAATTCTGAAAAATAATAATAATTCTAATGTTGTTATTGATAAAAAAAATAACAAAGCATTAATTTATCAAAATAACAACTATGAAGAATTAGATTTAGATGAATTAGTTGATAATAGTATGGAAAAAATAAATAAACAACTAAAACAAGTATATGATAAAATTCAAAAAAAATTTAATGATGATTATGAACCAAATATTTTAAAAAATATGCATAAAATTGAACATTTATTTACAGATATTCAAAATGATATTGATGATAAATTTAAAAATTATAAAAATACAAATAAAATAAAAAAAGATGTAATTAAATATATTATTGATATTTATCAAGAAAATCAAAATAAAGCTTTATTATATCTAAAATCTAATTATGAAGTTAATGAAATAAATAACGGAAATGGATATTAAAATATTTGTATAGTTCGATTCCGCGTTTTTGTATTTTATTCAAATATTTTTTGCATGCAAATCAATACATACTTTAGGTTTATGTATTTTATTATTTTTTAAAAAAATAATATTTAAAGAAATAAAAAAAATAACTATTTGCATTAAATTCAAATATCACATTCAATCTAAAATTAATTACACCGACCGAAAAGAAAAATGAGACAAACTAACTTAGAAAACAATATAAAGGATTACTACTAATCATAGTAAGCAGAGAAGAACCTATATTTATTCTTACACCCACCACAGATATAAGGAGGATAAGTTTAGTGGTTTCAAAATAAAAATCTTTGAGGACGCTTCCCTTCATTTTCATAAATCGTATAAAAAGAAACCGATAACTCTACTACTACAATCTAAAATTTAACCCAGTGTAGTAGAGATATGAAAATGATTGTATAAAGAACTGTCTAACCGTTTCTTAATTGGAACCGTCAAGTAGGCAGATGCCTGTAAAGGTGCTTTTACACCACTATTCATAAGAAGTTAAATAACGACAGTTTTGTCTCATTTTTCTTTTTAGTCGGTGTAATGTGTAAATTAATATATATTTGTTTTATACATTTGAACATTTTAAATTCGAATAAATGACCTAAAAATAATGTATGATATTATATATGGAACAAACCAGGAAAAAAGCATCTGAAGTATATAATAAAATTAAAGATACAAAATCTAAATTTATAAAAATTATTAAATTTATTAATGAAAACCAAGAAATTAATAATCAATTAACATCTGAAATGAAAACTCATCTCAAGTATTTAATTGAGTTATGGAAATATAATGATGATGCTAATATAGAATATTATTTTAAAATGAAAGACCACCATTTCCATATAAATGGAAAAATAGAAAATGAAAATTTAAAAAAAATGTGGGATGATTATTTAGAAAGTGGATTGGAATTTAGATGTACTTTATTACAATTAAATGAGTTATGTAATAAATTATTATGATTATTCATCAATAAATATTTCATATATCATGGAATACATCTATTCATTCAATTCCGCGTTTTTGGTTCTTATTCAAATATTCTTTTTTTTTGCATGCAAATCAATACACATTTTAACTATATGTATTTTTATTTTTAGTGAATTCAAATAATTATTATTTGAATTTAATTCAAAAATATAAATTTAAATTAAACCTATTTTTTATAATAAAATAAATAAATGATTATAAATTATTATCATTATTCATCATTAAATGTTTTATATACCATCAAGTATATACCTCGAATTCCGCATTTTTGTATTTTATTCAAATATTCTTTTTTGAACACAATCATGTATTTGTATATTTTTAAATATTTTCAATTTAAAGAAATTCAAATAATATATTTTGTATTTATCCAAATATATTATATTTTTGAATGCAAAATCAATACATGTTAATATATTTTATATATTATCTTGATGATTTTACCAATATAATTATATTTAATTTAATCAATAATATCAATCAATTCCGCGTTTTTGGTTCTTATTCAAATATTATTTTTTGCATATAAAATCAATACATACTTTAGGTTTATGTATTTTTATATTTTTAGTAAATACAAACAATAAATATTTGAATTTTATTCAAAAATATAAATTTAAATTAAACCTATTTTTTATAATAAAATAAACAAATGATTATAAATTATTATCATTATTCATCATTAAATGTTTTATATACCATCAAGTACATTCCTCACATTCCGCGTTTTTGTATTTTATTCAAATATTCTTTTTTTGAATGCAATTATGTAATTTGTATATTTTTAAATATTTTCAATTTAAAGAAATTCAAACAATAATTATTTGCATCTTATTCAAAAAAATATCTAACAATTTTATTTTTTAGATTTATTCTTTTTTATATAATTATATACTATAATTATGTCGTGTAATCTTAAAGATTATTATACAACTTTTGATAAAATAAATTTTCAAAAAATTAGTACAAACCCTCTTGGCGTTATTTCGTTTTATTTTAATAATTTAAATTTGAATAGAGACTATATCGATGGTCAAGTTATTCTTATTCCTAAATATGAAAAAAACGGAATAGGTAAAAAAATAGAATATTTGGCGTCTGTAAGTTTATTAGCAAATTTAGATAATAATACACATTTATTCAGAACATATATTACATCTTATGTAAGTTTATCAGAAGGTACATTACTAAACCAACAAGAAATATTTCAAGAAATTTATAAAAATAGTGTTCCTCTTAAATCATATGCTATTCAAACATTGCTAAATGATCGTATTTGTAAAAATGTCGAACCTTCGTCCAAAATAAATACACAATATAAAAATGATCTTTTTTATGTATATTTATATGCTAATTTCAAACCTGTTCTTTAGATTTTATAAGCATTGCTAAGTATTATTTACATCTTATGTAGTACCATGTTTTACTTTTTACTTTTTAAGTTTTGTTGAATAATAGAAACAACTTCTTTTAATTTTTTTATTTTTTGCTATTTCTTTTATACCTTTGCACATTTACACCGACTTTTATATTTATGTTCTTTTTTTATATCAACCATTATTTATAATATAATAGTAATTAATTTTTAAATATATAATTTATTAATAATATGCCAATACATAAAAACTAAAGAAATCAAGAAAAAACCTTTGAAAATTTATAAATAAGTTGGCGTTTTACATGTGCAAAGGTGTAAAGAAAAGTTAGGATCTGAAGTTCTACAAAAATTTTAGGATCTGAAGTTCTACAAAAATTTTAGTAATAACAATAATATTGTAAAATAGAAATCATAATTTGTGTTGCTCTAAATATTCAATTGTGTATATTGAATTTTTTTTTTATAATTGTAAATATATTGTCACCACATTTATCTAATTTATAATTATTATTAACAAAATATGTTTTTATTCTTATAAATATATAAACTGAAATCCCTGAAAAAAGTGCTCCTAAAAGAAATTCTTCTCCTTCTTGTGCTATTGCTGTTATAAATGTTATCAATAAAACAATACCTATATTTTGTAATATTTCAATATTTAACGAAATAAATATGATTATGATCAAAATAAATAATATAAATAAAAATATATTTTTAGAACTTGTATATTTATTATAATATTTTTTTATTATTTTATGAAATAAAAGTATATTATTCTCTTTATAATCAAAAAAATAAGGTTTTATTATAAAACGATGTATCATGATTAAAATTATAATAATAATTAAAATATTTAATAATGTTAATTTTAATTTATGATCACATATTTCTGCTCGTATAATATTTGCTTGGTATTGTGTATTTTTATTTATTATTTTTGAAGCAATTATTTTTTTTAATTTATCATTTATATTATTACTTTCTTCATACATCTAATAGTAATCAATACTTTTTATTTACTTTTTTATATATTTTAATATTTAATTTTTATTTATGATAATATTAGTTGTCTATTGAAAAATAATATCGATACTAATCTTGATGTATTGAATAAATCTAAACATAAATCTGAATAAAATTCAAGAATCGGGATATTCATTTTTAAATATTTAAAAAAATTGATAATATTAATTTAGAAAAATATCATGGAAGTAAACACAAAATGGACAACAAATGAACAACTTCAATTATTAAAAGAAATTAAAGAAGGACTAAATTATGATGAAATTTCTAATATTCATAATAGATCACATTCTATGATTGAAAAACGTTTAAAACATATTTCTCTTAAAATGTATCAAAAAAATATTGATATGAACGAAATTATTAAAAAAACAAAATTAGATAATCAAGTTATTATTGATTATATTCATAAAATAAAAAATAAAGAGTTAGAAAAAGATAAAAATGAGTTTCTTATTAATTATGATGAAGAAAAATCTTTACATTTATTATTTGATGATTTTATTGAAGAATCATATAAAATAAAAAATAATGTATATAATTATGAAAAATCAGATTCTGGTATTATTATTCATACACTTTTATCTTCAATTCATACTGGAATGAAAAACATAGACTGTATTTTGAATGTGGAATCTCTTTTTACTAAAAAAGTTAATGTAGGGAATTTTATTATTTGTGAAATTCCTAAAGAATCATCATTCATTGAACATATTTATTCTTTTCAAAAAAATATTTATTTGTACACTGGTTATAAAGAATGGGTAAAACTAAAAATGAAAAATGAATATTGTATTGAATTAGAAAATAATGATTGTAAAAATGTATTGATTGGAGAAATATGTTGTTTTCAAGAAATTATGGAATATACATGTATTCAAAAAATAATGAAACCTATTGGACTTCAATATTTTAATCAAATGCCAAAATCAATAGACTGTATAAATCTTGTTTATGCAAGATGTGATAAATCTATGTACTTATTGGATGATACTCATAGAGAATATGTGAATAATGTTGAATTTAAAAAAAATGATATATTTGCTATTAAATCAGTTGCTGGAAGTGGAAAAACAACTACATTATTGAATTTGGCAAAAAAACATTCCTCTAAAAAAATACTTTATTTAGCATTTAATAAAAATTTAATTACTGAAATAAAACATAAGATTTCTACTCAAAAAATTAAAAATTTATACCCTCAAACATTTGACTCACTTTTATATAAACTATATACAGCAAAAAAGGGACATTCTCCATCTATATTTGACCTAAAACCACAAACAATAAGCAAATTAATCCCTTATTTTGAAGGAAAATATTTTAATTTGAAAAAATATTATATTAAACATTTATTTAAATTTTGTAATCAAATTAAATACAATGATATCAAAACTTATTGCAAAGAAGTCTTAAAAGATAATAAACCTCTTTTAGAACTTTTATGGGAACATGTTGAAACAGATGAACTTATTACATTTGAAACATTAAGAAAACAAGCTTTTATGCTCAACTGGTTTAAAGATTATATTGATGAACATTATGATATGATTATGATTGATGAAACACAAGATTTTGACTTAATCATGTTGAATATATTATTGAATGATACAACAATACCGAAAATATTTGTTGGTGACCCTAAACAATCTATTTATCAATTTAGAGGTTGCATTAATGCATTTGATTATTTACCAAATGATTCATTATTAATTGAATTCTATTCTACATTTCGTGTTGGTGATCCTGCATGCAAATCTATTTCAAATGAATTTAAAAAATGCTGGATGATTTCGAAAAGCATAAATGAAACGCAATTTGTTAATGAATTCGATGATGATGAAAAATATGTTTATTTATTTCGTAGTTGGAAAATACTTCTTCAAAATGCATCTCTTATTGAAAATATTTGGATATTTAACCATGAAAAAAAATTAAATGATATTCGTAATCTTCATCAAAAACTATTAACTGTGAAAAAACTTAATGATGATGATGATGAATTTGAAGATGACCTGCCAAAATTTTTAAAATCTATTAGTGCCGAAGAATTAGAAGACTTATTGAATAAAATTGATAATAATATTGTGAAACAATCTAAATCTAAAGTAGATTTTTATACCGTTCATTCTTATAAAGGAATGGAATACGATAATGTTCGTTTAGCAGGAGATATTAATATTTTAGAAGATGAAAATATTTATTATGTTGCTGTCACACGAGGAATGAAAAAAATAATGATTGATAAACCCTTACATAATATTATTGGAAAAGTAAAAGACATGAAAAATAATACAATGTTTATTGATACACATAGCGAAGAAGCATTAAAGACAAATGATTTATATATTCAATTATCTGAATGGAGAACAAATACAGCTAAAATAAAGAAAATACCACCTTATTGTATTTTTAGTAATAAAACATTATTAGATATTGTTAGAAGAACACCTAAAAGTTTAAATGAACTTAAATTAATTCATGGTATTGGTCAATTAAAATTACAAGAATATGGAGATACTATTATTGAATTTGTTAGTTC